TTGGTCGTTATCTGCCACGTCCTTAATGGTTATCCAAAGACGAGTTTATGTTGACGACTGGTGATATTGATGCTCCAGTTCGCATCGTCAATAAGAACAATATAACGGATATCAAGATTGACAAATCAAATCGTCCTGACGGTGTATATCTGGTCGATGGCGAAAAGAGAAAGTATGTGGTTACAAGCGGTCCGTTTGGACGCTTCTCTTGTAATTGCACGGCTTTCGGATATCGCAAGTGGTGTTCTCATATAAACGAAGTCAAGAAAGGTCTGAAAAATGCGTCTTGATACACTCTCCATTCTTGTAAAGATTTTGATGGGCGTTATGCTTATTGCCGCTATTTATAACGGCATTCTAATGCAAGACTGCATCAATAGTGGAAGTTCTAATAGCCAGGCTTGCTTCAAGTATAATGTGGTGAATAACAATCTCCGCAATAACAATGTCAATCTCAACTTCAATCAGGGTGAATAATGAAAATCCATAATGAGTGTACCTTTCTAAAGCCTGATGGCATTGCTAAGGTTGAGAATATGTATAAGGCTACATTCGTTATGGAGTCTTGTCTGAAAGATAAACATGGTGGCTGGTGTAACTTTCCTGCTGCCATCTTTTATACGGAAGAAGCACATCCGCAAGGCTCAAACTACTTTGCTTTGTATTTTGAGCGTATGTCTATTACACCCGATCCTCGTCTATTGATTACGAATGGTATCTCCGCTATTGAACCTTTCGAGGGTATTCAGATTGGTGATAATGTGTATTATTCTCGGTATCGTCACGATTATCGGGAGTGCGGCCCAGTTGCTATTGATGGAGGCCGTGACTATACCAAACTGGTCGGTGATATAAGTGTCTGTAAGAAAGTAACACTGAAAGTGAATAAAGATAAACTAGAGGTGGAGGTCTAATGAAAAAGATGGCTAGAACGGCTGGTCGAGTGCCGCCGAGAAGATATTGGCGTAGTATGGTAGTAAAAAGACGAAAGAACCTTGGATGGGGTCCTTGTTTTGTTTATGGTTCTTATCACTCTTTGTTGCAGCGGGCCCACGATCATCAACCAATTCGGAGAAAGTAAATGAGCAAGATTGTCCTAGTAGAAACGGTGTCCACATTTCGGCATGTATATGCTGTGCGACTGCCTGATGATGAACCAAATCAAAATGCCATTGATGATGTTGTATGGAATGTCGATCTACCTGATAGTTCTCTAACAGAGGTCACGCAAAATCATATTTCAGAAGAAGTCTTTTCTCACCATGTCGTTACAGAAGATGAATATATCGAACTGTTCGACCGTGAACATAGCTATCTAAGCGAATGGCCGAGAGAAAAGAAGTTAGAGTTTATCTTTGACTCAACAAAAAAGAGTAGACTTCACAAAGAAGTAGACTTTGGCAAGCCTGTTGGTAAAGAGAATTGGGGCAGATGGTCGATCCTCTTCTAAAACTATACAAGATTGAAATCCACTGGATATGGAATCCCAAACACTGGGCGTTTCATATCGTGGAAAGGTTCAACAGTGGGAACCCATATAGAAGTTACAGATTTGGACCGTTGTTTGTGAGGAGATTTTGGTAATGATTAGCCTTCCGAAACTATACAAGATTGACACTAAAGGTAAGACCCGTGTTTGGTGGATCGAACATGACAATGAAAAGTATCGGACACATTCTGGTATCGATGGTGGCAAGATTGTAGTTTCGGGTTGGCAGTATCCTACTGAAAAGAATGTTGGTCGTGCCAATGCGACCGATGTTGCTATGCAGGTTGCTAATGAAGTAAATGCTCATTATGTAAAGAAGCAGTATCAAGGCAAGTATCATCAAACAATCGAGAGTGCCGATACTGGCGCTAAGTTTATTGAGTGTATGCTGGCCGACAAGTATGATGCCAAGAAGCATAACAAGTTCCCGTATTATTCACAGCCAAAACTGGATGGTGTTCGCTGCCTTGTTTCTAAAGATGGTATGCAGTCACGCAATGGCAAGCCTATTATCTCTGCTCCGCATATTCGTGAAGCATTAGAACCATTCTTTCAGAAATATCCTGATGTGGTTCTGGATGGTGAACTGTATAATCACGATCTAAAAGACAACTTTGAAAAGATCATCTCGCTTGCTCGCAAGACAAAGCCAACCGATGCTGATTTGGAAGAGTCTAAGCAGATGATTCAGTATTGGGTGTATGACTGTATTATGGATGGAACTTTCGAAGAAAGGATCTTCTTTACTATTGGTCATTTTTATGGCGATGATTACACTTCGGTAAAAGCTGTAAAAGGTTCTTATATATACGACAAAGAAGATTTAGAAGAATGGCTTCATATATATCTTGAACAAGGTTATGAAGGTCAAATGCTTCGTGTTCCAAACTCTCTTTATGAGGGTAAGCGTTCCAAGAACCTTATCAAGCATAAAGAGTTTGAGGACGACGAGTTCCAGATTGTCTCTATCGAAGAAGGAAAAGGTAACTGGGCAGGTGCTGCCAAGCGTGTGGAAATCCGTTTGAAAGATGGAACGACACAGTTTTCGGGAGTGCGTGGCTCATTTGACATGCTCAAGGACTTGCTGTATAATGCTAATGATTATATCGGCACGGACGTTACCGTGAGGTATCAGAACAAAACGGAAGACGGCAAACTTCGTTTTCCTGTTATCGTTGCCTTTTGGAAAGGAAAGCGTGACCTATGACATGGCAACCGATTGAAACATATCCATACGACCATCCGTTCAATCATTATCTTCTCTGTCATAAAGAAAAGAAATGGATACGATTTGGTCGTTGGTATTCTCAACAGAAAGAATGGTATTATTCTGGCACGAATGAACGATCCCAATACGCACAAGTAGAGGGTGATGCGCCTACACATTGGATGGAAATACCGGAGTTACCTAAATGACCGATGAAATGAAACAAATCGCCTATAACGAAGGTGTAAAGGCATACGTTGATGATGTGTTGTGTATTGACTGTCCTTATTATGGTGTTTCAGAGGTTCTTGCCGAGATGTGGGAAGAAGGTTGGTGGGATATGTTTTATGACAGGATATGTTATGGTGATGCATAGTAAACTATACAAAGTCGAAAAGATAAACAACCACGCCTGGGGTGTCTATAAGAGAGACTTCGGTTCTGCTGGTGGTTGGGTGTTACTGAAAGCATTTTATACTGAGGACGAAGCAAATGAATATGTTTTATCTACATCCCGTCGCTAAAGTATGTGCCGAGTGGTCTGTTGACTCTCATTGTGTCAAGATGATCCTTGAGAGTGCCCAACTTCTATCTACCGCACATCGGGTACTTGATGGTGTAGAGTATACCGATAAGACAAAGACTGGTCGCAATGTAAAGCGTTGGCGACTCGATGATTGGCGTGATACAGAATTTTATTCTGCCACCCACATCAATCATCCTTGTGCTGTGTGGGCCCGTGAGTCTTCTAGCAACTATGAGTGGTTGTGGGATCTTATGGCCGAGTATTGTATAGAATATACCCATCGTTATAACAAGATTCATAAGATTCAGCGAACCAATCTTTTGGGTAAACTATCTGATCATCCAAAAAACATCAAACGTATTGGCCCGACTACTCCGCCAAGTTGTATGGATACTAAATACATCATATCCGAAGACCCAGTGGTCAACTATCGGAACTATTACAAGCATGGTAAGGCACATCTTCACAAGTGGAAGAACCGTGAAGCGCCAAAGTGGATAAATGAGGTAACACTATAGCATGAGCCGTGTAGTTCACAAAAGATTGATGACAACAACAGAAGATATCATTGACATTTACGATGGTATCTTTGATGTTGATGAACATTATAGAATGCACCACTATGCTGGTCACTCTCTCTTTCATACCAAAGGCACATCTCTAGGCATTTATGAATCCCGAAAGGACTTCTTTCTTCGGTCTTCGTTCACCGAAGAGGATGTCTATAACTTTGGCTTTTTTGAGTCTATGAACTGGAAAGTTTTCTCCAGTGAGTATGAAATCGACATAAATCCAAAAAACTTCTGGATGGTTCTATCGACACATCTTTCCGAGTATAGTTATCATCCCGACAACTCTCATAAAGGTAAGAAGTCCTTACTATACTACATCAACACAACCTGGAACAAGGATTGGGGTGGTGAAACCATGTTTTGTAACAAGTATGGTGAGGTAGAGATTGCTACAGAGTTTAGACCAGGAAGAGTCATCATATTTGAAAATCACATTTTACATAAGCCAGCGCCACTAACTTTGAGTTCGATTCCTTATCGTTTCACATTTGTGGCAACTGAATAATACTAAATACAGAATACTGTGAGGGACTATGCCATATTACACATTTCGCAATAAGAATACCAACGAAGAAGTCACCGTCCAGATGACGATGGCAGAACATGACACATATCTAGACGATAAGCCAGATTGGGAACAGGTCGTGACAATGCCAAACTTTGTTGATCCTGTATCCATTGGCATCACCAAACCCCCAGCCGATTTTCAAAAGTATGTTTTAGGCAGAATCAAAAACTCGGTGCCTCAAGCTGATGCCGTAGCGAGTAAGCGTTGGGACATTCCCAAGGAGGTTTAACCTGTCAGACAATTCCTTTAGAAAAAGAATTAGAGGTCGCTCCCGTGAGAAGGAGTCGACCTCTTTTGTTTATGATAATGTGACTAACGATAACAATAAAGGTAAATATATGTCACGTAAGAATAGAAGAAATAGCAAGCAGCAAAATCAGCAAAACTTTGAGGAGCATAACCACTTTCAATTGCGTCACATCAAACCACTAACAGTAAACCAACAGAGAGTGTGGGACGCATATTCGAATGGCTCCAATCTTATGCTGCATGGCTATGCCGGCACCGGTAAAACCTTTCTATCATCATATCTAGCACTAAAGGAGGTGTTATCAGACGACATATATAAGAGGGTCGTTATCATCCGCTCCGTAGTTCCAACCAGAGACATGGGCTTTCTACCAGGAACCGATAAACAAAAAGCGGAAGTTTACGAACAACCCTACCAAGAAATTTGTGACGATCTATTTGGTCGTGGAGATGGATGGCGTATATTGAAACTAAAGAGAATGGTTGAGTTTACCACTACATCATTCCTTCGTGGCACTACATTCAATGATTCCATTATCATTGTTGACGAGTGTAACAACATGACCTTTCAAGAGGTCGATACAGTTATGACACGTATTGGTAATAACTCTAAGATTATCTTTTGTGGTGACTATCGCCAGACCGATCTACACAAACCACATGATAGAACAGGCATCAAAGAACTGATGGCTATTACTCGCCGTATGTCATCATTTGAGCATGTCGAATTTGGTATTGAGGACATCGTTCGTTCTGGAACCGTCAAAGAATACATCATTCAGAAAACTGAAATGGGTCTATAGTAGTATTGGGCTGGGGGATTGACTTCTCCAGCCCTCTGCTATATAATATATGTGAAAGGACAACTATGGAAGAAACAGACGATGAAGATTTTGATGTTGGTTGCTAATGAAAACTTTTAGACATATAAACAATGACCCAGTGTTGGTGAATCTGAAAAGAGAAGAACAAAATGGAAAACGATATTATATATCTCCTTCGGGCAGGCCTCTTCCATCGGTTACCACCTTTCTCTCTCATTTCAAAGGAGACTCCATCCAAAAGTGGAGGAAGAAAGTTGGCGAAGAAGAAGCGAACAAAATATCAGGACGAGCAAGCCGAAGAGGTACAAAATTTCATTCTCTTATGGAATCTTATATCGGTAATCAGAAAGACTTCCTCAACGAAGATGTAATGCCTGATATGCGGCATGCCTTCAATCAGTTTGTTCCTATACTTGACAGACTTGATAATGTTCACTATCTGGAAACTATGCTATACTCTGAAACTCTTGGTCTCGCTGGTCAAGTGGACTGTATTGCCGAGTTTGATGGTGTTCCTTCTATTGTTGATTTCAAAACTTCCTTGAGACCTAAAAGAGAAGATTGGATTCTAAGTTACTTTGAACAATGCACCTGTTATTCTTTGATGTATGAGGAAATGACAGGCATCAAGTGTAAGCAGATTGTGGTATTGATATCTGTTGACCACGAAGAACCGCAGGTGTTTGTGAAAGATCGTAAAGATTACTTACCAGAACTGGCGTATAAGATAAAAAAGTTTAGAGAGGATACAGGACTATGAGAAAAGTATATCTAGCAGTAGCATTGGTGTTTCTTAGTTTGGGTTTGTCTGGTTGCGTTTTGGCGACCGTCGGTAAGTGCGTTGTATGGGACAGTTCTAATAGACCGTGCCAGTGATGGACCCGAAGGAATACACGGACCAGATTTAGACGATTACGAAAACGCTGTGGAGTGATAGGTGAGTAAGATTATTACTCGTAAATGGATTAGATCCGATAGTGTATTTCATACAGCAAATGAAACATACACATTTGATCAACTCGTATTATGTGTAAATCACTGGAAAGAAAGACTTCTCAAAGAAAGAGTTACACCAGGTCAAAAGATAGGAATAGCCATTCCGTCTTATGAGTTATCATATCTTGCTATAACATTTGCCGCATTTGAGTTAGGTCTAAAGATGGTAATACTAACCAGACCTATGAATGAAAAGGATTGCGTCAGTGCCAAATGTCTGGCGCATTTGCCTTTGGATATGTTCATACACGGATTACCAGATGCGCCTGAATACAACTTTGCGGTCGATTTCTTTATCCGTCATTCATGGAAGAGCATTAGACTAGAACCTAACTATGTTGCTTTCTCTGACAATGATGTTGGTGTATATGCCACACCAGATAGCGATTTGCTTTTGTGTACCAGTAGCGGCACTACGGGCAAACCTAAGCTAATAAGTCAAACTCACTCTTTTCTTTATGATCTATGTTCTATGAACTGGGAGCAACTCGGATTCAATCAGGATGATTCGGTGATTCATCTAGAATCCTTCAATCATGGCTCTTCTATCTGTATATTTTTCTTACCCTCAATGATTGTTTGTAAAGAGCATTATTTGTTTGCTAATGTAATCACAGATGCGAGCAAAGGCTTTTACTACAATGTTATGAAGTTTTGTGAGAGAAAAGGCATAACTAAAATACTATCACCAAATGGTTTAGCAACAGACTCTTTGCTCTCTACATTAGAGTCTGGTGAAATAGATGCTTCCGCTGTCACTATGATGATTCTATCATTCATAAATCCGAAATGGCTGAATGCTGTCAAAAGTGGTAGTATCAAAAAGATTGTTAGTGTTTTTGGTTGTAGTGAAACCGGCGGTCCATTGTTTCTTCCATACATCGACAAGAATATAGAAAAGTTTGACCCAAGATCGTTAGGTAAACCGTGTAATGATTTTTATAAGATAACGACTCCAAACAATATGCTAACGGTAAAGATGCCAGATGGTAGAGTGATAGAGACTGGTGATTATGTCACAGAGGATTTTTACTTTGTCCGAAAAAACAAACTGCCACGCATCAATGATATTGATATCAACTCCTTTGACTTGATAGAACTTTTGGAAAGAAAGTATTCCAGAAGTCGATTTGAGATAGTGGTTGACGAGATTAGTAATCTGTTATATAT